CGCAGAAGGCATCCCAGGCACTTCTCACCGTTTCGGTCGAGAGAGGAGATGTGAGCTATTTCCACAAGAACAAGCTCGCGGAGATTGCTCATTCTCTCGTGGATGTTCTACACGACTTCGGAGAAACGTTCAACACGGACAATGTCACCGACCCCGAACTGATCGAGCGGGCAGACATGATTCGTCTCGCCAGCGCAGACAGCCGCGCCCGCCGCCACAGCGATATCGACAAGGTCTTCAATGCCTGAGCGCTGCACCCACATCAACCACAAGGGCAATCAGTGCACCTATCGTTACCCCGATCCGGAGAATCCTGTCATTCACGTTCACCGCTTCGCCGGAATCACGACCGAGCTTCAGCAGGAGCGTTCAGCAACTGACCTGCTCGCAGAGCAGATGATCGAGCAGAGCGCCGGTTCAATATCTCTCGTCGGCAAGCTGATCGCTCACGTGAAGATGTCGCGCAGCAGGATCGAGCTTGCGTTCAGCGACGGCAGCTCAGCAATCCTCCACACGGCATCTGGCGAGCCAATCCTCATCGGCTCTCTCCTCAGCTACTCCGCCAGCGAGGAGAACCGCGGGCAGGCCGAAGAGCGCGGCAAGGAACTGCTCAGCGGCGACAAACGCGATCCCTCCTGCGTCGCAAAGTGGCCTGAATGCGTCGATGGCGACTACAACCCGATGTGCTGTCGATTCCCGAAGCCGTGTAGCTGCAATGAGTAGCTTCGAGAATGCCAGCAAAGCGCACGATCAGATCTTCATTGTGCTGCCCGACGGCCGCGAGGTGATCGGCAAGGCGCTCGTCGTCCAGGACAGCGTGATGTGGCCGGGCGGCGGAGGGCGCGTGGAGTGCAACTTCGTCATCCCGGACGCCACGCCAGGCATGGAGATCTGCGTCGTGATGATGAAACTCGACACGCCCATCCGGCAGAGGATCATCCTGTGAAGCTCGGCATCTTCGCCGTCGATGGTGGTAACGCGACCGGCTTGGCGTGGGGGATATATGACCTTCACGCCAAGTCGGTGCCTGAGGCACTCTCGAGCCGCGAGGAGTCGGGCAGCGTCACGACCAATCGCAAGATCAAACGAGGCGGCAAGACAGTCGTGGAGGGAGGTCAGATCAGCGATCTTGATCAGATCATCACTATCTTCATGATCTTCAAAGAGTTTCGCAAACTGTGCGAAGCTCACGGTGCTCCTTGCGATTTGGTGGTTGAGGACTTTATCCTTCTGCCCGGGTCGCACGCAGGCGGCAAGGATGGAGTTGCCTCGGTTCGGATCGCTTGGGGACTACAAGGGCTGGTCGCCGGTAGGATGCCCAAGCAAGAGATTGTTTGGCAGACTCCCAGCCAGCAAGGCGGCGTGGAGGACGAATATCTGCGCAGGCATGGCGTCTGGATCCCCGGCCGCGATCACGAGCGAACTTGCGTCAAGCATATCGTGGTCAGACTCAATAAGGTGCTGAGATGAGCGATCCTTCGTTCCCAGGCTCATGGGAGCCACCAGTGCCGGCGGACTCAGCATTCATCGCCAAGGTTCGCTTTGAAATGTTTGAGGCCAAGAGGCGTTGTTATGATATCCTTGGGTTGAAGATTCCAAAGAGAGCCGTGCGACCCAAGCCTTACGGCCCAAGATTGGCACCAGCGCCGGTCAATGTACGCCGACAGAGCCATAAGTGTCGGGGTTGCGGTGGCCATCTGGATGAGATCACCCCTGGCTGCAACGCCTGTTCGGGGCGTCACTCGATGCGCCGCAGCAAGGCTCGTCGGAGCTTGTCCTAGCCTGTCTCCCGCACGCGCGTACGCGCGCGCGTAGAGAGTGGGATTCCGGGTGTACGTCGTCGCGCTGGGCTACTCTCCCCGGCGTGGACAACGAGCGCCCCACCGGCTTCGGAATCAGCCCCTCATCGGGGCGATTCTTGGAGATCCCAGCAACTCCCCTTCGGCCCATCGAGTGGGAGGATGTAGAGCAGGGTTGGGGCCAGCTACCTAGCAATATCACTGTCGAGTGGGGCGGACCAAATCATGAGTTCGAGGTTCGCATCAAGGACGCTCCGGTGATCACCGAGAGGGCAGACCATCCCAACAGACCACGGCCTCGCAATCACGGAGGGCACGGCCAGTAATGCCGCCCACTGCTTATGCCAAGGCTCAAAAGGCCAAGCGCAAGGACGACGCAGAGAAGCGTCGCAACCAGGGCACTCGTCGCCACGTCAAGGCAGCTGCCGGCGCGAAGTGCGGGGCCAAGAAGCGGAGCGGCGGCACTTGCGCCATGGTCGCAGGGTTCGGGACTACGCACCTCGGTCTCGGCAAGTGCAAGTATCACGGCGGCAATACTCCCAATCACATCGCCAGCAACGCCCGCACGGAGGCAGTTCTGCTCGGTGCTCCGAAGGAGATCAACCCTTTGGACGCAATCATCTGGTGCATCAAGATGACGGCCGGTGAGATCGACTTCTATACCGAGCAGATGGCTCAGCTGGATAAGCTTCATTGGCTAGAGGACACGATCATGGGCAAGCAGATGCACGTCTTCGCCCGAGAGCGTGCGATGTGCCAGGAGCGACTGGTCAAGTTCTCCAAGGATGCGATCAGCCTGGGGCTGACCGAGAGAGCAGTCAGACTCGCAGAGCAGTACGGCAATACCATCGCCCGTCTACTCGCCGGGCTGCTGGAGGATCTTCGGCCGTTCTTGTCCAAGGAAGGGCTCGACATGATTCCCGCGCTGATTCGCAAGCATCTGCTTCTCGCAGAGGCAGGACACGGCGACGTCATCCAGCATACGAAGGCATTGACAGCGTGAGCACAGTACAACGTGCTCGCACCAAGGCCGCGTTGCGCGCCAAGCAGGAGGATGGGATGGTCCTCTCTGCTTATGTCTCCGACGAGGCAGCACCCCTGCCTGGAGGGGTGCTGCCTTCCGGAACAGCCGATGCAGCACTGCGCTACCTGTACCCTGAAAACAACAAGTACGCAAATGATCCCCACCTGTGGGTGAGGGAGCGTGCCGGCGGATTCGTATGGTCCAAGCAGGTGGAGATTCTAGAGTCCGTGCGAGACAATAAGTACACCGCAGTGAAGGCTTGCCATGGACCGGGCAAGAGCGCCAGCGCCGGTTTTGCCGGTGGCTGGTGGATCGACACGCACGACATCGGCACCGCGTTCTTGGTGACGACGGCTCCCAGCTGGCCGCAGGTTCAGACGATTCTGTGGCGTGAGATTCGTAGGCTCCATGGTAAAGCCAATCTCCCCGGTCGTATCACGCTCGACTGTCAGTGGTACATCGGAGAGCACGGCAAGATGGAGGAGCTCATCGCGATGGGCCGTAAGCCTGCCGACTACGACGAGCAGGCGTTCCAAGGCATTCATGCGAGATATATCCTCATCATCATCGATGAGGCCTGCGGCGTTGACGTTGCGCTATGGAATGCGGTTTTGTCGCTCGCCACGAACGAAAATGCTCGAATCCTTGCGATTGGGAACCCGGACGATCCTTCTTCTTACTTCGCGCGCGTATGCAGCGAAGATATGCCCGACTGGAACACGATCACCATCAGCGCGTTCGATACTCCCAACTTCACGGGAGAGCCGATACCGGAAACGTTGAAGCAGGATCTTGTCTCACCGGACTGGGTGAAGGAGCGCGCAGCGGACTGGGGCATCGACTCTCCGGTGTATACCAGCAAGGTTCTTGGCGAGTTCCCCGACATTTCTGACGCATACCTCATTACCCCCGCGATGATGGAGAGAGGATATGCTACAAATCTCGCTGGTATGGATCAAGGTCGTTACGGGTGTGACATTGCGAGGCTTGGGCAAGACCAGAACGTCATCTATCGCAACCGGGGCAATCAGATCCGCTTTGAAGAGCAGTGGGGACAGATGGACACGATGCAAACAGCGGGCAAGATCAAGGTGAAGCTCGACGGTCACGGAATCCGTCGCATCCCCGCCACCATCGACTCCATCGGCGTGGGTGCCGGCGTTCTTGACCGTCTCCGCGAGCAGAACATGGAAGTGATCGGGTTCCAGGGCAGCGAGCGCGCGTTCAATCCAGTCAAGTACCAGAACCGTCGCGCTGAGGTCTACTGGGAGTTCCGCACCGATCTGGAGGCAGGCCTCATCGACTTGGATCCCGAGGACACCAAGTTGAAGGCAGAGATGACGAACATCAAGTATTGGATCAACTCTGCCGGACAAGTTTGCATAGAATCGAAAGAGGACATGCACAAGAGAGGGATCAAATCCCCGAACAGAGCAGACTCGTGTGTCTACTCTACCATCCACAGGGCGACCGTTAGCGATATGAACCGCAACCCAGCACTCAAGGGCAACGGCTCGATCACCGGCGACCTGATGTCAAGAGTCATGTAGGGAGGGAGCTATGTCTGTCAAACTGAAGATCGATCTGAACATCGCAACCCAGCAGCACAAGGATTCTCACGGGCATCACGTGAAGGACCAGGTTGTACTACACGAGACCGTGAGCGAGAACTACAAGGGGCTCGGTGACATCGAGAGCGTCAGTGCCTATCTCGGCACAGAGGGGTACGCGATCCACGGGATCACGGACAATGATGGCAACGTCGCCTGGGCGCTTGGATGTGGCAACGACATCTTCTGGCACTGCGAGGGAGGAGACAGCACTCACGGCTATACGAACGATCGAGCCATCGGCATCGAGCAGATCAGCCGGGTGATGGTGGACTACAAGGGGGTGCCGGCGGAGACCAAGGTTTGGGCAGAGATGAACAAGGAAATGGACGCGACGGCCCGACTGCTTGCTGCCATCGTCCAGGCTCACCCGAAGATCCCTCTCCAACGCTCTCACGGAGTCACGCCTGGGATCACGACCCACTGGGATGTGACTCGTGCATTCCATATCGTCGGTGGTCATGTCGATTGCTTCCCTGTCGGCGAGGGAGGATATTATCCCATCGACCATGTCATCCAGATGGCTCGTGACTATCACCGTCTCGGCTATCACTTCTAGGAGGAATCGTGCCGATCATCGCTGATACAGTTACCAAGATCGGAATCATCGCAATCGCACTCGCGGTTCTCGCTGCCACCGCGCTGCTGACGTGGCATGGATCGTTGGATGGCGCTCAGTTCCTCGGCGTCGTCGGCGTCGTTGTCGGACTCCCGGCTGCTGGTGCTGCTCACGTAGCCTCTGTGAAGGCAGCAACAAACCCTACGTCAAGGAGTCCCCAGTGACCGAAGATCAGCACCCATTCAAGTACGGCAAGACCGAGGCGACACACGACCCTCGCACTCTTGCCTTTGTCGACTTCGTAGAGCCGGTCGCCGGAGCGCAGCTGAAGCTGGCTAGCCCGGGATTCGGCATCGCCCGTCTACGTCTGTTCAATGACTGGGGGATGCTCGGCAACGACAAGTACGGCGACTGCGGATGGGCCGGTGCCTGCCATGAGCATGAGCTTTGGACGATGCTCGGAGGCAACCCCGCGACCTTCACCGAGGCAGACGCATTGGAGGCGTACTCGGAGTGCACCGGGTTCAACCCGAACGATCCCAGCACGGACAAGGGAACCGACATGCGGCTGGAGATGAACTTCCGTCGCAACACCGGCATTCAGGATTCCACCGGCAAGACTCACAAGATCGGCGGGTATTGCGCACTCGAGCCAGGCAATTGGACGCAGCTGCTTCAGGCCCTCTACGTCGGGGATGCCGTCGCCATCGGCACGGCGGTTCCACGCAGCGCAGAGGAGCAGTTCGCGAACGGCAGGAAATGGTCGGTTGTCAGCAACTCACCGATCATGGGCTACCACTACGTTCCTTGCGTCGCCCGTCCCGGTCAGCTTTCCGTCGATGTCATCACCTGGGGAAAGGTCCAAGGGGTGACGCAGGGGTTCTATACAAAGTACAGCGATGAGGCATACATGATGTTCTCGGAGGAGACGATGATCAACGGCAAGTCTCCCGAGGGATTCGATCTTGCTCAGTTCGCCGAGGCATTGAAGGAAATCTGAGATGCCTCGCGTAGCCGCACCTAAGAGAGCTCTAGGCGTCAGTTCATCGGCACCAACTCGTGAAATCGGGACCATTCTTCAAGGAGTGTTCTCGTACGACGGAATGGAGCCGTGGCGCAACTTCGTGGATGACCAGGAGTTCATCCCAGAGCTGATCTGGCCGCGCTCGGTCAAGACGTATGAGATCGTTCGCACCGACTCTCAGGTGTCGGCTCTGTACAGATCTGCGACGCTGCCACTTCGTCGCAAGGGAACTTGGACGATCAATCCCAACGGGGTCACAGACAACGGGCGTGTCGAGAGACTCTCCAAGACGCTCAACATACCCATCCAGGGAGAGAAGGTCCACGAACCGCACGGCAGAATGAAGAGAAGGTTCATCTTCGAGGATCACATTCGCAAGGCATGCTTGGCGATTATCTACGGGCACTACCCGTTTGAGCAGGACGGCTTCATCGATAAGGATGGGCTCTGGTCGTTGAAGAAGCTCGCAGAGCGTCCTCCTCGGACCATCAGTGACTTCCGCATCTCGCCCGACGGAGGCCTGATCAGCATCGTCCAGAACGTCTCCCAGATCGGCATGACCATGAACAGGAGCAACATGAACCCGTTCGGCCCTCTGCCGGAGATTCCTGTCGACAATCTCGTCATGTACGTGGTCGATCAGGAGGGAGCAAACTGGGCAGGTCGCAGTATGCTTCGTGATCTTTACAAGGACTGGTTGCTGAAGGATCGACTGATCAGAGTCGATGCGATCAACCACGAGCGTGCCGGAGGAGTCCCGTATGTCGAGGCCCATCCGGACGCAACCGGCCCGGAGATGCAGCAGCTTCAGCAGTTCGCATCATCTTTCCGGATCGGAGACAGCAGCGGTGGTGCCGTTCCGTATGGAGCGAAGGTGCAGGTAGCCCGCTCCACCGGCAGCGATGTCATCAAGTCTGTCGAGTACCACGACCAGGCGATGGCTCGTAACTGGCTGCTCATGATCCTCCAGCTGGGCGCTTCTCGCACCGGCTCGAGAAACTTGGGCAGCACCTTCGTGGAGTTCTTCAGCGAGGGTGTCAATGCGATTGGCGACTGGATCACCGATACCTTCAACGAACACGTCGTGGAGGACTATTGGGACTGGAACTATGGAGAGGATGAGGACTTGGTTCCTCTCATCGAGTACGAGTCCGACCCGGAGCTCAACGCCACGGACATCGCAGCCATGATCAAGGTCGGAGCCATCGAAGTGGACGATGAGCTGGAAGATGCGCTGCGCAAAGACTTTGCACTTCCCAGGAAGGGCACGCCGCGTCAGAATCAGGTACTCTTGCCGACGGACATGCCGGAGACCGGAGAAACGCCGGATGGCTCCACATCGACGGCGACGACAAGCAAGAGCAAGCCCGAAGGTGGGCCCCAGCTGTCCCAGAACGAAAAGCAGACCAAGAAGGCATCAAGGCTTAGGGCACGATGGTTGTCCTAACAAGTGCGAGTGGTGGTTGGCGGAACAAGCTCCCTCCCTCCATCACTCGCTTCAGAAAGGAGAGCAGATGATCTACACCGCATCAATGAAGACTCCGTTGGTCTATCAGCCTGGTCAGATTCCTGGCAAGCCTTGGGTGAGTCCCGAGGTGTACGCAGCCCAGGAGAACGCAGGACTGGCGGGCAAGATCAACCACGCCGCTCTGGAAGCCTCTCGCGGCTCGCTGGGGATCAAGGTCTGAGATGACTGACCTCGTTCCGCGCCTTGATACGGATGGCACCTGGAGAATCGACCGAGTGCCCATCGTCACAACTGGTATCGAGTACCCGCTGTCCACGGGCAAGTTCACGTTCACCGAGGACGATCTCATGGACGCTGTCAAGGCGTTGGGCGATCCCGCGATCAAGGCTCCACGTATCAAGCTCGGCCACACGTCAGAGTACAACGCCTCTCTCATCGGAGATGCAGAGCAGGCGTTTGGGCATGTGGAGAATCTAGTCATGGGGAACAACAATCAGACCGTGTACGGCGACTACGTTGGAATGCCGGAATGGCTGGGCAAGGTTGTCTGCATGGCATACCCCAGCAGGTCCATCGAGGGAGACGTTGGCATCGAGACGAACACGGGCCACGAATACCGTATGGTCATTTATGCGGTATCGTTGCTCGGAGTCAGATGGCCCGGCGTATCCACTCTGGAGGATCTGCCATCGTACTACGGCAGTGATGTTCCTGATTCAGTCGAAGTGGACTACCTGAACGTCATAGCTGCCGGGAACGGAGGAGGGATGAACCCAGGTGACAAGATTAAGGCTGCCGTGGACATTGACCTCGTCAACCGCGCTTTCTACAACCAGTCGTCGTACGGCGACGATGCATACTGGTGGTGGATCCGCGCGGAACGGTACGATGACGAGACAGGTCTGCAACTGATCGTGGACCGAGACGACGGCACTTTGGTCCGCGTTCCGGTCTCCGTCACAGGCAGCGAAGTGACTTTTGGGGATTCGGTCGAAGTGACCGAGGAATACCCCGACAAGATCGCAGCGGCGAGCTTTGTCGCTGGGATGGCCGTCAGTGATCGTTCGCGCGGCGCTGACGTCCTGCTGTACGCATCTCGGGCGGAGACCCAAGGTGAACGCCCGGAAGTGAAAGCGACCCAACAAGAAGGAGTCACGATGGACGACGCAACACGCAAGTCCCTCGCCACTCGTGTGGGTCTCGACCCCGAGACGGCAACGGAGGACGAGGTCAACGCGAAGATCAGCGATCTGACTGCGAGCATCGCAGCCAGTGGCGACGACAAGCCCGACGGCGACGACAAGCCCGACGGCGATCCTGCCCCGGAGGCAACGCCGGCAACGCCGGTTGCCGCCGCCGCGACGGCACCCAACGGCAACGGCTCCGTCACGGTGGACGAGGCTGTTTGGCAGAAGGTCCAGCAGGATGCAGCGGCCGGAGCGGCGATTGCCGCTTCGTCACGCACCCAGCAGATCAACGACAAGCTCGACGGAGCGATCCGTGCAGGCAAGTTCCCGCCTGCTCGCCGCGAGCACTACGCAGCGCTCATGGCTGCGGATCAGGAAGGAACTGTCGCCCTCATCGACAGTTTGGCCGAGGGCATGATCCCGGTCACGGAGCGCGGAACGTCTGGTGGCGGCGATGCCGGCACCGGCGATCTGAGCGCAGGTTCAGCGGACGGTCTCATGGGCATGGACACCGCCCTCGACCGTGACATCCAGACGATTCGGGCGGGCGCAGTTCCCGGCCAGCGCGGTCGCGTGATGCAGGCAAGGGAGGCGTAACCCATGGCAAACGAGGCCATTCCGTTCTACGAGGACGCAGACGAACTGCCTTGCTACGCCAAGGCGGCTGTGACCGGCAAGCGGCTCGTTCAGCTCGCTGGTGACAAGAAGATCACCGGCGTGGGTACGGGGGTCAACCTCGGACTCGATACCGGCGCAGCTGGCGGCAACTATCAGGTGGGTCTTCCCTCCTGCTCTGGTGCTGCTGGTGCCGGCAAGACGTGCCTCGGTGTCGCAGCGTACGATGCTGCCATCGGCACGGTATTCACCGTCAATCGCGTCGGGATCTATCCCGTCACATGCGCGGCAGATGTCGGCGTTGGCGTCGAAGTCGAAGTGGACGTCAACGGCAAGATCATTCCGTATTCGTCCGGCGTCAAGGTCGGCATCGCGATGACGAGCGGCCTCAACGGTGCGGACATCGAACTGCTGCTGTATCAGGGCGGCCACTGATGAAGGGACAGGTGATCATGAACAGCGCAGTCTGCGAGGGTCGCATCCGCGACCTTCCCGAGATGTACCAGCCGGGCATCATCAAGGCTCGCGGCAATCCGTTTGCCGCACAGTTCGGCAATCCGACGGTCTACCCGCTCGGCCCGCCGACGATCAGCACGACGACCATCACGGTCGACATGGCGCTCAATACGCCGACGAGGATCACGCGCACGCTGATGGACCTCAGCCTTCAGAGGTTCTTCGCCGACCGTGTGTTCACCTCTTCGGGCGGCGTCAGCGGTGGAGCTGTCATCTACGACGTCATCGTCGCGAACGACATCTACACCAACCGCGATATCGGGCTGGTCTCGCCCGGTGGCGAGTTCCCGATCATCACCAGCCTCCGGCGCGCACCGTCGGTCGCCCAGGTGGAGAAGTGGGGAGGCAAGTTCTTCATCACGAACGAGGCGAAGGATCGCAACGACACCGCCGTTTTCGTTCGTCAGGTTCGTCAGCTCGCCAACACCATCGTCCGCAAGATGAACCAGCGGGCCGTGGACATTCTCAACGCAGCCGTTGCGGCGAACAGTCGCTCGGTCGTCGGGAACAACTGGCAGTCGGTCGTGACCACCGGCTCCAGCGCCTCCAACGCCACCCTGTGGCCTGCTCGTGACTTCGCGCGGGCAGCGCTGATCGGTGACCAGGAGGAGCTGGGCATCGTGTACACGCTGTTCATCATGAACCCGCAGGAATACTTCCAGCTGGCGACGATCTACGGCAACTCGCTGATGCAGCTGATCGACTCCCTCGGACTCGACATCTTCGTCACCAACCGCGTCGCGGCCGGCACCATGTTCGCGGTTGCGGAAGGTCAGGCGGGGCAGCTGCGCATCGAGCAGCCGCTCACCACGGAGACCTGGTACGAGCAGGAGACCCAGCGGACGTGGACGCAGAGCAGCGTCCGTCCGGTCATGTTCATCGACAACCCGCACGCGATCCTGCAGTTCACGGGTCTTGCGGGCTAACGCGAGAGAGGAGGAGAAGAAATGAGCGAGAACGCAACCAAGGAAATCGACCTGTACGGCGTCGATCTGACGCACTCCAACCTCGCGGCTGGGTACAAGACCCACTCCGACTACGACGGTCAGGGCGACAAGCGTGTCGTCAAGGCCATCATGATGCCGGTACACGTCCGTGTCGCCAGCCCCATGTTCCCGGGTGTCGAGGTGTTCCAGGAGCGGCTTCTTCAGCGCGGCCAGGAGATCACCGTGCCCGAGCTGGGACTCATCGCACTCGAGAAGGGTGAGCGGCTCGGAGCGTTCTTCACCACGGCAGAGCTCAAGGCAGGCGGCATCAATCTGCTTCCGAATGAGCCCGTCAAGGTGAACAGCGCCGATCTGGAAACCGGCGTCTCAGTCAGCGAGCTTGGCCCGCACGAGCTTGTTCTCTGGCTCAGCGGAGATGGCGATGGCGTCACGGCACCGACCGTGTCCGATGTCCTGGAACTCGTCGGCGACGACAAGGACTTCGCCAAGAGGGTCATCGACGCGGAGAACACGCGCGAGCCGAACGATCCCCGCAAGACGCTGCTTGGTCCCCTGACCAAGCTCGTGGAGTCCGAGTAAGACACAACACCCAGCGAGGCGGACGGGCTGAGACAATCGGCCCGTCCGCTAGCTAGGGAAAGGAGATCAGCTTGTCTACCACACTTGGAGTCATCACGGGTTGCGTCGTTACTCCGAACAATCCTGCGGCGATGAATGTCTTGGTGTCGAGCGGTTCGGTCCAGGTCGATCTGGCCGTCGTTGCAGTTACCGGCGCAACCAAGACCATCACGGCAGCGGATGCGTCCAACCCCCGTTACGACATCATCTCTGTTCACACCGACGGCACTTTGGTCGTGACGGCAGGAACTCCCGCAGTCGCCCCGGCGGTGCCGGCGGTGCCGACGGGCGACACGGAGATTGCTCTCGTCTACGTGCCTGCCGCAGTCACCAGCATCGTTGCTGCGAACATCGGAGACCGGCGCGCACTTCTCGGCGTCAGCACTCCGGCTCAGGTCGGTCTCGCACCCACCGCTGCACCGGCCGCTTTGGTCGACAACAGCGGCGGAGCGGCAGCCGACGGAACCATCGGTTCGGTAACGCTGCCGACGTTTACCTGGAATGGATCTTCGGTCTACCCGACTGCGGCGCAGGGAACTGCAATCAACGCTGCGTTCCAGGCTCTGATGGATGCAGTCAAGGAGTTGTCCACAGAGAACAATGCATTGATCACGGCGCTGAAGGCGTCCAAGATCCTAACGTAAGGAGGCATGATGGAGAAGCCAGCAACGTATAGCGGGAGGTTGGTCTGCGATGGCGACGACAACCTGCTCGCTAGCGAAGGGGATTGGGAGGGGCACCCCGTTGCCTTTCACGAGGGCAGCTACGTCTTCGTGCAGCCCGGTGAGCCCTCACACAACCAGCGCCATCAACAGAACGTGCTCGTGGTCAACGGGACGGTCTCTGCGGAAGACTTGCAGAACCCCGAGGTGATCGCAGAGTTGGAGCGTCGTGGCGCTTCCACTGATCCGGCAGACCACAAGCATCACGAGCCGGGATACATCGAGGAGGACGATCCTCACTACCACCCGACAGCGCCCAACAACATCAAGCTCCTCGTCCACCCCGACGCCATCTCTCCGATGGTGACGAGTCACACGGAGGCGTACAAGAATGGATAACTCATTCGCACTTCCTCGCATCAAGCCCATCATGCGGACGAGTCCTTGGGTGCCGTGCCCGGCAATCGAGGAGCGGTTCGGCGAGATGAGCAAGCCGATGAGGGACTACGTGAAGCGGCTGCTTCACCTGCCCATCCGCGAGCGTATCGGCGTCATGATGTCGGGGTCTCTCGCTTTCACTCTCAGCAAGGCCAGCGTCGATTTGCCTTTCGGCGCAACAGCGTTCGGCCTCACGAATACGACGCTGTACCACGGTCTCTGGGCGGCGACTCTGGACGACACTCTCGCTGGCAATACCGCGACGGAATGCGCGTACACGAGCTATGCGAGGCTCGGTCTGACTAACAACACGACGATCTTCGCGGCTGGATCTGGCACCACGACCTACACCAAGACGTTCCCTTCCGATGCCACCAAGTCGTTCGCGACGAGCACAGGCACCGGCACGAACAACACCGTGACCTATCTCGGTATCCTCAACGGTAACGCTGGAACGTCGGCGGACAAGGGATATGCCTGGTGCTCGGTCACTTCGACCGTGATCAACAACGGCGATACGCCGCAGCTGGCGCAGAACGCTCTGACGCTCGTTCAGGACTAACGGTGGGCATCGAGTCGGAATCCACCGCCACTTGCGACAACCCTTCCTGCACCAATGGTGAAGGCGGGGTTCCTTCGCAAGAGAAGGTCGCAGGATCTGCAACACCCGGAGGGTGGATCCAGTTCTCTGGTGCGGCCACGATCAATTCATCGTCGGTGTCATCTGTACAGACCTTTTGCTCGGTGAAATGCGCAACATCATTCTTCGAGAATATCACCGCGCATGTTCTCTCCGAGATGGGTGCTAGGCAGTAGATGTCACTTCTAGCGTCAGCGGCTTACGATCCAGCGACAGCGGCCGGGCCGTCCACTGCGTCGTTGCTGGCGATGACGGCGATTGACACGACGAACCTTCGCCTCACCTTCACGGCTCCTGCTTCTGGGAACGTGTTGGTGAGGCTGAGGTGCGTTGTTGAAGGTGCTACCACATTCCCCCAGATTCTTCTCGGGGTGCTCGATGGATCCACCGTGAGACTACGGCAGGTTCCCATCGGCTCTCTGAAGACGACAGCGCTGGCGACATCGCAGCTGACACAGGAAGCTCTTGGAGTCGTCAGCGGTCTCACTCCCGGCAACTCTTACACCTGGGATGCTGCGTATGGGGTAGAGGTTGTAGTGGCCTCAACTCTGATCAAGTTCGGAGGGCCGAACGACACCACAACTAACAACGCTTGGGGAGACTTTGTATTTGAGGTGTGGGACGCGCCGACTCTTCTGGACAACGCGAGCTACGATCCGGCGGTGGCTGTATCCAAAGCGACATCTGCTCTTCTGGCAATGACGGCACTGGATACCACGAACCTTCGCGCAACCTTTACTGCTCCTCCCAGCGGCAATGTCTTCGTTCGTCTTCGAGGATCTGTCGAAGGTGCAACGACGATGCCAGGCATCCTGCTCGGGATCTTGAACGGGGCTTCGGTCGTCTTCAGGCAGTCTCCCATCGGAGGTATTCTTGGAACTGCGGTTGCCACGACTCGCATCTGCCACGAGGCGTCAGGAGTGATCACGGGACTCACTCCCGGCAATACATACAACCTCGATGCTGCGTACGGCGTTGAGATCATCCTCGCATCGACAAACCTCAAGTATGGCGGCCCGAACGACACGACCACAGACAATGCTTGGGGAGCTTTCACCTTCGAGGTATATAGCGCCTAATGCCTGCTTCGATCCTTCCCGTTCTCATCCAGCCGCGCAGGATTCTCCTGACGGCTGCAAACGTTGCCGCAACTAGCACCTTCTCTGGAGTTGTCGTTCGTCCTAAGCCTATCGGCTCTGCTGCGAACATCTCTGCTACCAGCACAATGTCTGGCGCTGTTTCAAAGCCACGCCCATTCCCCAGCACATCAGTTCTCGACATCTTCCATGATGTCACTGCTCCGAGAGATCTAAGTGTGTATGACAGCACAGATTGGGCGCTGCCTACATTCGACTTCTCGTGGATCGCACAGACGCAGGGAGGCAACTCTGCGGGAGCAACTAACCCGCATGATGGTGCTGCCTATTGGAAGAACATCTCCAATGCAGACCTAGAGGTTTACGCAACGATGAACACTGCAAATGCCGGTGGCGCGAACTATTTGATGGCTCGTATTCAGAATCCGACAGGAACCACCAGCCAATACAAGCTGCGCATCCTTTCAGGGTCTACCTGGAATGTATTGCCGGAAGTGGCGGGCAGTACAGGATCTTCAATCTTGTCCGCCAGCCAATCAGTTTCGGCAGGGGATTCTATTGGCATGTCAGTCATTGGATCTCTAGTTTCGATCTACTACAAGCCGTCCGGCGGGTCGTGGACGTTGCTCGGCTCAGTAACAGACACGCAGATAACGGGTGCTGGAACTATTGGCTTTGGATTCAATACCGCCACAGCAGGAACGATCACGAGCTTTGGCGGAGGCATTCCTGTCAGCGTTGCCTCGATACTTCCCGCGACGATCAACGCCACATCGACTCTCAGCGGCTCCATCAAGGCAGCCAGAGCGATTCGCTCGGGCAATATCAACGCTACATCGACATTCAGTGGATCGGTAGCCAAGCAGTTCCATATCATCGCCGCTCAGATCAACA